GGTACTCCGTCATCGGTGCCGGTGCCGCTGAGGCATTTGCCAATGCCTCCAGACTCGCATCCCATTGAGTCGGCATACGCGAGGTATCGAGCCCCATCTGCCGCCCACGTTGAAGCATCCCGGCGTAGGCTGCCGGACGATCGGCGGGAGCCATCTTGCCGAGCAACGGTAACCCATTAGCGTAGAAGTCCTTGACCGACTGCTGCGCCTTTTCCTCCATTAACCGTGCATGCTCGTCGCGTTGCGCCTGAATCTGCATCTGGTTGTACTGATCTTCCTGCTGCGCCCGCTTGATCTGCTGAATCCGCAACATCGCGTTTAGCGGATTCTCGATCTGCGGCGGGCGAATCGACAGGGGGATGCTCGGATCAATCGGCATGGTCAGGTCCCCGGCTGGTGATGCAGGTAACTCATGTCAACCGTCTGCAACTGATCGGCAGAATTTGACGGGAACATCTTGTTCATCATGTAGTAGTTCATCCCGACGTTCGCAACGCCACTGAGCGCATTGCTCCATGCGTTCGCCTGCCCCGCGTAGCTCGATGCACGGGCGTTCCCGAGATCGCTGTAGGCGTTCCCCACAGCCTGCCCCATCTGCGACCCGGCGTTCTGCACCTGGTTGGTCGCCTGCTGCCCGATCCCCATCAGCGCGGCGTAGGGGTTCAGGGCTTGCGCCTTGTCGTTGTAGTAGCGGTTGTAGGCGTTCATGTACTCCTGCGAACCCATCTCCTGCCCGTACTGAGTCGCCGCCTTGAGTGCGTTACCGGAGATGAGACCCCCGCGCGCCGCGGCTTGGCGATCCAGTGCTTTCAGCCCCTCGGACAACCGGAAGGCATAGCCGGGGTCTTGCTGGAAATGCTCCATGTCGAATGCACCAGCGTACTTCCCGAAGTTCGGGTCGCTGGTGTTGTCCGAGGTCGGGGAGCGCAGGCCGAGCAGGGTCATGTAGGCGTTCTGACCCGAGAGGCCACCTTCGCGGAACGGCGCTTGGAGCGCCGTCTGCCGCTCGAACAGCCACCTCTGAAAGTCGATGTTCTCGCGAGTCGCCCTCAACTGTGCCTTGGCGGCATCCTTGGCGCCACCTGCACTGAGCATTCCGCCACCAATGGCACCCGCCGCACCGATCGCTGCACCCCACGGCATACGTCAATCCCCCCGTCGCACACACACGATCATCGTGATGCGCTCGTAGTCAGTTTCATTTTCTACCCAATGAGTCACCGAGTTGTCGAACCAGAACAGATCCCCTGGTCGAGTCTCCAGTGAGCACCCGTCGAAACAGAACTTCTGTCCCGGTGCCGAAGCGATCTGGAGCGCAAACTTCTCGTACCGCTCGGCGTGCCACCCCTCGTCAATATGCGGACGGCACAAGGCGCGCGGAGGAATCCGGGTAATGAGCACCCCGCCCAACTCCGTTCCTTCGACCGAGCGCATTACGTTCAGCACGAGATCCTTGATCCCGAGGGTTTCGGCTGATGGGTACCACTTTGCCGGACCCGGAAAGTATCCACCGTCGCCCTTCGGAACGAACCTTACCCAAATGTCATTCAGTCCGTTGTGGGGACTTTCTTCGGGTGATGTCCGCTCATCGTGCTGCCCCCACAGTTCCGGGTGGCTCATCAGTCGCCAGTGCAGTTCTGCGACGTTCATGCCGCGACCGATTAGAACGATGGGGTCAGCCATAATTGCCTACCAGCTTCAACGACTCGACCACTTGATCCCGCGGAGCTTCGTCACCCGACCACAGGCACAACCAGATCACATCGGTCACCGCGCAAATCGAGTGTCGAACACCGGGAGGAATCGTGACCAGCCGATAACCCGTCATCTGTTCCGTGTGCCCGTCGATGTCCACGAGGGCCGTGCCGGACACCAGCACCGAGAGATGTCCGTGCGCGTGCTGATGCGACTGGAGCATCATGCCCGCCTTGGCGACGGTTTCGACCACGAACACGTTGCCTGACTGCTCATCGGCCCCGTGGTAGGAGATGCCCAGGTCAAGGTCGCTCATGGCAGATGATACACCACGAAGTTGAAGTCCTTGTCAATCACGGCGTAGGAGTTTCCCCCGCCCGTCATGACCACGAAGGTATTGACCGCGGTGACATAGGGTAGCGCGGTGTAGTTCCGGTCGAGGTCCGGTGACTCGTTCCGGAGCGTCGTCATCACGATCTTCTTGCCGGTCGTAGCAGCACTGTCACTGGTCGTAATGGTGTAGTGTCCGGTGGTCGAGTGAACCACTGAAGCGACCCCCACGGACCCACTGGCAAGTGCGTTGGACACCACGGCGCCCGCGGCAACCGGGATCAGCCCGGAGCCGATGCCTGACGTGATCGCGTCGTCCACGTACCCCTTGCTGGCCGCATCGAGGTCATTGACCGGGGTCTCCACCGGCAACCGGAGTGTCCCGTCCTCGCGGAAGTCGAAGGTACGCGGAGTGCCACCGAGATCCGTGGTAAAGGTGATATTCGTGTTCGACGTGAGTTTCAGGATGCCCGACTCGGTGTAGATCGTTTCCCCTGTGCTCAGGGTAATCAGCGGCACCGTGATCGAGTCGGCCACGATGTCGGTCAGTGTCACGGTGCCGTCTACTGTGAGGTCCTGCACCACGTAGAGGTCGGTGTTGATCTGCACGGACCCGGTGAACGTGATGTTCCCGTTGATGTCGGCGCTGAAAGTCACTTCGCCATTGAAGGTGTTGGTGCCGGTCCAGGTGTTGTCGTCTTGAAAGATGTACCCCCACCCGATGTCATCGACCGTCTGGATCGTGTTGTCGTCGGCGTCCTTCAACACGAACTTGTAGAACTGGTTGTTTAGCCAGATCGACGCCATCCCGTAAGCATCGAGCACCACGGGGTTCGTGTTCGCAGTGGCGCCGTCCGCATCGGTGTACGTAGCAAGCGGTGTCGTGGTACCGGCTTGGTAGGTGTAGATTTTCCAGCCGGTAGCCGGAAGCCCATCGTCGTCGATGATCTGGATCAGCGGAGGCGGGGAGATGTGCTTCATGGTCAGACTCTAGGAAAAGCGGCGGTTGCGGGTGTATAGGAAGCGGTATATCGACACTTCTGAGTGAATCGAATTTCATCCTGGTATCCGTTCACCACTTTAGAGAATGTCGCAGTGTTCAGTGTTCCGTTGAGTCCGAAATTATCACCGTCACCAACAAATTCTGTCCCGTCATTAAGTGTTGTCGGTTGCAATACTCCGTTAACAAATAGTCTGATTTCGTTTGAACCATCTCTTGTGCTGCAAAGCGATACCCACGTATTCAGTGCGATTGTATCCGTTGCGGTGATTTGTGCACTGTACCCCGTGAATTGATTGTAGATGAGCACGTAAGGGTAACCGCTTCCGTCTACCCCAACCTGATAACTACGTCCCGACACAACGGTTCGTTCGATTGTCCCGAACACAATGCAGTTTCGATATGCATTAAGGTACACCCATCCTTCGATGGTCGCCTCTCCCGTAAATCTGCCACGATTTCCGTTTATTCCGTTACGTGCCATCGCGATTGGTGCATGGATAACCCCGTCCGTCCCATTGGTCGAGAGTGATCTGGTGCCAAATTTGAACTGCGAACTACTTAGAGAAATTCCTGACCCCGACTGAACTTCGACGGGGCGATCATCGTTACTGTCGTCTTTCGAGTTGTATGCGCCGGATGTTTCGTGCGAACAGAGCAGAATGACGTAACTGAAATACGGGTCTACCTCAGCAAAACGAGTATTGAGGAATTGCGTGCCCATCAGATTTTCGCCGGTGCCTTGATCGCACGGCGCCACGAGCGGCGGCGACTGCGACGGTAACTGACCGGCACCACTTTGCCCCATGCGCCGATGACCGCGTAGGATACGCTGGTCGCAGAAGCATCATCCTGGCGATAACCGTTCAGGATGATCTTGGGGCCCTTGGCGGTGCCGTTGCCGACCTGATCCACATCGACCGAAACAATCGACCATTTCGGGAGCGACGTGTCGCTGATGACCGGTTGTGTCGTTGCAGAGGTCGAGAGATTGTCACCGTTCGAGATCGTGATCTTGGTCGAGAGAACCGAGTTGTTCCCCTTGTTCACGTCGAAGGTGAGCAACGATCCGCTTGTCTGCGCCGTGGTCACGAACCCCGCGACCTCGGTGAGCGCCATCGAGTAGGGCATCGGGAACTTGACCTTCGCGGTGCCCGCCGTGATCGCCGTGGTCTCATCTCCGATGACGATGACGATCGACTCATACTGTGTCGCAGCATCTGTCTGCCCGGTCACCGAGTCCACGGTCCAGATCGTGACATCGCTGGAGTCTTTGAGAACGAACTTGTAGGCCGTGTTGCTCAGCCAGACATCGGCCTCGCCGCGCGCGTTCAGGATGACCGGGTTCGTGTTGGCTGTGGCCCCTGTGGCATCCGTGTAGGTCGCCTGCGGAGTCGTGGTGCCGGCAGCGTAGGTGTAGAGCTTCCACCCGTAGGCCGGCGCACCCGTGCCCGTGGTGAAGCGCATCTTCGGCTGCGGGGCGATCAGCTTTGCCATCGGGTCAGCCTACCAGATACCAGGTGGTGTTCGACGCGCGGTACTGCCACGTTGCGAACGAGTCAGCCCCCATGCCTGCGATTGTCCCCCGAATTGTCTCCGATGACGAGGGGGAGAGAGTCAGGGCAGTCACACCACCGGGGCCATGCGAGACCCCGAGGCGCTGCTTGTCCACCGGGTTTGCCGGGAACGTAAGCGTGTAGGTCGCGATCACCGAGGCGTTGGTCAGGATCACCTGCCGCACGTAGTCCCCGATCTGCGTCGAGCCTCCGTTGGTCGCTGCGACGATCTGCACGGTCTCCAGCAGCACCCCACCGTCGAAGGTCAGGTTCCCCGTCATCGTATCCCCGTTGGCGACGAGGAACGGGCTGGTCGAGGGGTCCGTGCGGCTGGCGAGCAGATCAAGCGCCTGCCCCACGTCATCCGGGCCAATGCCGCCCGGCCAGTCGGAGTCATCGTTCGGTACGAACGGGACGTTACCGGCGCGTATCCCGAGTGTCGAGCGCGCCGCAGCAGCCGAGGCGTCGTCGAGCAGGGTCTTGATGAACGCGGTGATGTCGTCACCGAGTTGGTCGGTACCTACGGAGCCGTCGTTGATCGTGAACGTGGTGCCGATGTTCGACACCGTGATGTCGCCCTTGTCACCGTCCGTGGACGCCTGCCCGAGCGTCGAAAGGAACAGGAACCACTCACGCGCCATGAGCCCCGTGCGCTCGTCGATGAAGGCGACTCGCGGTGCCGGGATGTTGACATTAGGCATCCTTGGCCTCCACGTCCAAGATCGCCTCGGTGATCGCGATGGCTACGGGGTCAGTGCCCGAGATTTCGTAGATCCGGTCGCGGAGCTTGTCGGTGTCCCCGAGTCGGCGCCAGATCGCCCGCTGCCCCGTGTCTCCGATGCGCCCGATCTCGCGCCAGAGTTCGTTGCTCCAGGTGTGCCCGCCGTCGTTCGACCAGCGCAGCATAACCTGCGGGTTCGACCCCTGCGTGGTCGTGGCCCCATCGAGTCCTACGCCGGCCTCAAAGCCGATCTGGAGCGAGTGGTGGGTCTGTCGCTTGAGATCGTTGGAGCCGGGCGGCAATGCGCGCCAGCGGCGCACCCACCGCTGGTAGATCAGGGAGTCCCGGTACGTCGTGTTTGAGAACGTGTAGACGCCTCCGGTCGAGAAATCTCCAACAACGTGATCGCTGCCGAACTTGGCGTAGCAGTTCGAGCGATGCCGATCCCACTGACCATCGACCCAACTGCGGCGCTCATGCCATTCCCCGGTCGCCACGTCAAACACCCACGTATTGTCGGTACCGGTGAAGGACACTACGAAGAACTGGTGACCTACGACCCGGTACCCGTAAGCCACGGCGTCCGAGAGGGTCGCGTTGGTCTCGATCCACTGCTCAACGGCATGCGTGGACACCCGCACCGGAACGTACCCGTTGGCACGATACACGATGCCGTCGTTCGCCAACCAGAAGATCGTGTTATCGAGGCGTGCCCATGCGTAAGTGGATGCGATACCGACCTCGATGGACGCGCCTTGAATACGAGCCAGCGGGAAACCGGAGCCGGCCGCCTGGTTGTACCAGACCTCGGTACTGGTTTCCCCGAACAACCAGACCTCGCGGTGCGAGACCACTACGGCAAGGATGTCGTCAGCCTCGGTCTCGGCACTCGCAAAGTCGAGGGCATCGACCTCAGTCCCTTCGAGCAGGCTGGTCACCCACACGGTCTGCGCGCCGGGCGGCGCGAACACGAAGTAGCCGTCCAGATACCCGACACTTTGAGCACCCTCGAAATCAGTGTCGGTGATCTCCACCAGCACCGCGGTCGCCAGAGTGTAGATGTACCCCCGGTTGCCGCAGGCGATGAACACTTGGGTTGCGCTGGACGCCATCACCACTTGGTCCGCGGAAACCGCCACCGTGCCGATCAGGGTCGCGGTGTAACTACTGTTCAGGCGATAGAGCGTGGAACCCGAGATGACGAACAGGTAGTCCCCGGCAGCGTGCAGTGCGCGGATTGGCCCGTCACCAATCAGACCCTTGAGGATGAGTCCGGGGCAGCGACGTAGGAACCCGCCCGTCTTGCCGTCCTTCGTGGCTTCCGGGTACAGGTTGATCGAGCGGTTCGCAGCAGCATTGAGCGATACCGCTTCCGTGGTGCCACCGAGGATCGGACTTTGCACGACTCAGCCCTCATAGATGCTCGGGCGCATACCCGTGCAGCCCGGCATCCCGGTGGGCATCCGAAGGGTGTCCAGAGGGGTGTTATTGCGCTGGATCGCGGCGAGGGATTTCTGCGCTCCCATGATGACCCCTGGCGAAGGGGTCTTGCCGAACTCGGCCGCGAGTTCCAGCGCGAGGTTATGCCGGAACGCCCGGAGGTATCCCGGCGCGAGTACCAGTTCGGTCGTGAGTTCGGCCGGCTGATCCAACTGCTCGATCGAGACAATGTGCATCTCGATGTTCGCGGTGGGTACCGGGTACACCGACAGAGATGCGTCAGGAACCGTCATGGAGGCCCGCAGGCACCACGGGCGCTCCGCAGTGGTCTCCTTGCTCATGATGTCGTTGTACTGCTCGTCTGTGACCAGCACGAGCGGGTAGGACACGCTATCGACCACGATATAGGCATGGTCGATGGATGTCGGACGCTCGGCCACGATGTCCCCGGTCGCACCGAGGGTCCGCGACTGCTGGTTCGCGGGCCATGTGACCGTCTGTTCCTGCAACGAGGGGACGTTCAGCCGGTCGAGTGACCAGCTTTCGAGCATCTGGTTCAGGGCGACCAGCGAATCACTGTAGGTCTCGTTGGAGGCGGTCTCGCCCTCGGCCAACTGGCCGATGAGCCGGAGTGCCCCCTCGATCAGTTCGCGCGCGGTCGCCATGTCACTTCTGCGCCACGGCGACGAGGTTGTAGTCGGAGAGACGCTGCGCCGTCACCTTACGGAACCCCTCGAACGCGAGACCGATGGTGTCCACCGTGAACCCGGTGTGGTGGGCCATATAGGGGTTCTCGGGCAGCGCCGAGCGCAGACCGTAGTAGAGGTCCAGTCCCGATACCGGGCCAGCGGGAGTCTCCATGAGCACGGCCGGCGTGGGCCTCACGTCCCCGAGGTCAGGGACGACGCAGATCACGTACCCCTCGGGTCCGAGAACCCGGTGGAACTCGGAGACCGCCTGCGGAACCTGATGCGGGTACAGGTGCTCCAGCGAGTGCACGGACAACACGGCATCGAACGGCCCGATGTCCCCCATCGCCAGCATGTCTGCCACGATGTCGGGCTCGCAAGCCGGGTCGATGTCGAGGCGGGTTACGCGCGCTTCAAGGGGCAACCATGAAGAATCCGTGTCGTACCCGCAGCCCACATAGAGGACATTCACGAAGTCGCCCAAACACCGAGACCGATCAGGGTGTTCTGGATTTCGTTCAGCACCGCGAGTTGCGAAGTGCCGAAAGACGCTGACGTGGTGACGTTGCTGGTCACATGCACCGCGCTGGAGAACGTGCGCTGCACGACCGGCGTCTTGCCGTAGAATCCGATAGTGCCCGAGTTGGCTGCGGTCTTGCCGAGAACGGCACCGTCAAGCTGCGCGTCCTCGAATGCCACACCTTTCGCTTTGGTATCCGGCATCGCTGTCTCCTTGATGAAGATCCCCGCCAGGTTGTTCCCGCAGGTATCGGTGGAAATTCCCCGGAAACTCGATGTCCCCGCTCCAGTGCGAGAGGTCGAGATTCGGGATCAGTATGATCTGTCCGCCGCAGTCGCGCCAGTTGCGGCAGAAGGCGTAGTCCTCGCCCCACCACACCCCTTCATGGGCACCGTGGTTGAACAGGTCCACATAGGGTCTCCACGCATCACCGTAGACGAGATGCGGATACGCCTTCATGAACTTGTGGATCGCGATCGGCGTGATCTTGAGGAATCCCGCGGGCACCGAATGCGCGAGCAGTCGGATGTACTTGTCGGGATCTTCCGCGGTGCATTGCGCCACGTCGCATCCGGGGGCCAGCGCCGGGTCACCGTGAAAGCCGGGCATCAACTGCCCCATGTACTCGACCTTATCGGGCGTCTTGAACCGATAGGTTCCGCACACGACTTCGCCGGGTGTCTCCAGCAAGGCCAGCATGTCCTCGGGTTTCCACGAGATGTCGTGGTCGATGAACACGATGGCGGGCGGCATCACGTCAAGCGCCTTGCGGAGCATCATCGCCCGCGCACACGAGATGTAGGGGTTACCTATCTCGTTGACGAACTTGTGCTCCCACCCGTGTTCCTCGATGAGCGGGAGACAAGCCTCCAGCGCATCCAGGCATGCCTGATGCGGTCGTTTGACCGTCGGGATGCAGAATACGACGAGTTTCTTGTCATCGCTCATGGGATGAGGGGCGTTACCGCCCCTGCTCCGTTACGAGGTCGCCCATATGCCGAGGCCGATCATCGTGTTCTGCAACTCGTTCAACACCGCGAGTTGCGAAGTGCCGAAGGATGCGGAAGTCGTCACGTTGGTCGTGACGTGAACCGCGCTGCTGAACGTCCGACGGACGACCGGGGTCTTACCGTAGAACCCGATGGTGGCCGTAGCGGCTGCGCCGATGGTCACCGTCGCCGCGCCAGAGCCTCCGATGGTCACCGCGCCCGTGGAGTCGCCCACCACAACCGCCTGGGTGGACTTGCCGATCCGCAGGGTTTCGTTGGTGTTGCCGGCGCCAAGATATTCGCCATCGCCTACGACTGGAATTGCCATGTCTCAGTGCTCCTGTTCCGTTGTTCCGATCAGCCCCACAGCCGCACCGCCATCTCCGGGCGCAGGGTCTTGTACCCATACAGCACGTCGATTCGGGTGGGGTGGCGATCGCTGTTGATGTCGGAGTCCGACCAGACGCGCATCGAGATGCCGGCGTTGTTGGCGCGCGACCACTCGCCGCTCCGGGGAGCGGGCAGATCCGTCGTGACCATCGTGAAGGCGTTGCGATGGAAGATGAGGTTCTGCGGATAGGTCGCCGTGTTCGCGGTGCCAAGCATCGTGACCGTCTTGCCCGACTGCGGAAACGAGTCCACGGTGGCGAGCTTGTGGGTCGCGGTGTAGATCGCCGGGGACACCGAGAGGGTGGCCGTCGAAGAACCCGAAGTGTCCGAGGTCACTACGAACTGCTGAAGCGAGCCGGTGGTGGCGCGGGTCTGCGGGTTGACCGCGTAGCAGTCCGCGATGGTGAACACGTCGCCCTGTTTCCAGGTCTTGCTGGAGCCGGTGAAGCTGATCGGCACCGTCGCCTGACCTTGGGTGGAAATCGTCGAGGTCACGGTGATCGTGGTGCCCCAATCGCCGGTCGTGTGGACCTTGACGGACTGCGACATCGCGATTTCCTCGTAACCGAGGACACCCGTGCCCATGACACCGCTGGAGAACTGGCGGCTGACCGTCGCGCCGGGATTGAACAGGCCCTTCATGCCTTCGACCAGTTGGACGTTGGCAGCGGGGTTCACGATCGCCATCCGCATCGAGCGCGGGATCGCACCCTCGTCGAGCTTCTGCATCGCCTGTCCGAGCACCAGCGAAGTGCCGGGAGTCGTGCCGGGCGTGCCGACGGAGTTGTACACGTCCTTGTACATGTTGTGCAGGTCGGCGTCGATGGAAGCCGCGAGTTGCGAGATCGCCGGCTTGAGGACGCGATCCGAGAAGTCATCGAGCGACAGGGTACGCTCGGCGCTGGTGAAGTTCACCGCGACGTGCTTCTGCGTCGAGACCGTGACCGTGGTGTAGTCGTCCGACCAGTCCTCGGCCTGCATCGGAGCGCCGTCTTGAACCAAGTAGCGCGCGGGCTTGCGGACCCGGCACGATGCGCCGATCTTCGCGCCTTCCTGACCGTACTGCGGGTCATACTGGCGGTCGATGTTGCGGGCGAGTACGAGTTCGTTGCTGAGGATCTGCAACGACTTGCGGGTAATCATGTCGATCGTCAGATGAGTGTTTGCCATCGCAGCGGTTCCTTCTCAGGTGCGTTAGTGAAGCCGCGCCTCCAGCCGGGCCTGCTCACGCTTGTTCTCCGCTGCGATCCAGTCGGCAACCGAAAG